CCGCCCCAGTGGGAATAGACGCGGATATTGCTCCCGTTCTAGGTGTCGGTAGTTATGATTTGGGGTATTTGTGCTCCAACGCCCACGGTAAGATAAACAAATGGAGCTACATAAAACCCAAAGAAGCCAATACTCCAGATTTCAACAATGCCAATCTTCCGGGTTTTATCTATGATTCTGTAAACAAGACCATAGTGTATGATGTTCCGAAAACATGGTACAGAGCATTAGACTTTGACGGTTACGACCATAATGCCAAGCCTCCTACAATAGATAATGAACTATTACTTAATCCTGTAAGTTCTACTGCTGTAAGATGGACGCTTACAATAACTCCTTACTGGGCAGACCCTAGGTATAACTGGGGAAGTATCTTAGGTGGGTTTACATGGGCTAACATGAAAATAAAGGTAGAAGTTTACAATAAAAACAACGTTCTTGTGGATTCCGGAACATTCACTGTAAGTGATATTGCCGATACAGGAAGGGTTTCCTTGGAATTATTGGGAAACGGTCTGATAGTTTTTGGAGATACATTTGTTTACCTTAAAGGGTATTTCTGTGATTATAACGGAAACGTTCTTTGCATGATTCCCAGTTCTTCGGACGGACTTGTAAGAAAACCCATAGTGGTTACACAGAGCCTATATATCTCTATCGGAGAAATTACAGCCAATGCTTCCGGATTTGCTGTTACAGGTACTCTTTTAGGAGGTACTTCCGCACGATGCCGGATTAATGTTACCAACAATACTTCCAACGACTATGTGGCTTCTACAGGAAGACCTTATGCACGGTATAGATGGAGAGCTAAAGATGGTTCCTACACAGGTGAATGGTCTGGAAACATTTCCATGCCATCATGCGCCAATATACCAAGGTATTTCACCCGTACGGATACAGTAGATGCAGGAAGCCCCCCATCTTATGGAAGTGTAACTCAATGGTACATAGATTATCAAGTAGTTCTATATTAAAAAGTAGCCCACCTAATAAGTGGGCTACTTTTATGTAGTAACATATTCTGGGTCTGGACCACTATCTTTTTTCATTCTAAGAATAACATAGTCAGTTATATTATAATAGTAGCCATCGGTATGCTTGTAGACAATATTAGTAGTGACTAACAGAACATCTTCACTAGCATTTGTCATTTTAGGTATCTGTGACCTGTCACAGCCATAGTTCATGGTACTACTTCCTCCAGCGTTTATGCTCCAATTTGTAAGGTTTACACCTCTTTTTAGTGGAACATAGGCATAATACTGTCTGTTTGTTCCCGGCCAACGAAATTGGACAAACACATTATCATTGCTAATGGTGTATTTACTGCCATTATTAAGATTAAGTGTAGCCCACAGGAGATTCTGATTGTTCAAGTTAAGAATCCTAGAACCTACTCCGCCATAATATTCCGACATGGCATAATTAGAACCATTATCTGTAAAAGATACATTCGGCCACATGGATATGGTTATTCCGTGGTCTGAGGTTATCACCAACTTTCCCCTTTCTTTTCCTTGTGGGAAAAATCCCTTGAAAGTGCCATTTCTTTCAATGTCCAACACTACATTATAAGTACCAGCACCAAAATTTGTAGTAAGTGCCAAAAAAGGAACTCTGAAACTCAAAGATTGCTTGTCTACGGGAATAGTGACAACATAATATTTTCCAGAACCTCCAGAAGCGGTTATAAAGCATCTCAGATTATATCCATTGAGAAGTGTATCCCTCAAATCATAGCAAGCTATTTTCTCTACTGCATCTTCGAGATATATAAGGAGGTCTGATTTGTCATTAAAGATATCACGCTTCATATCATAGTTTTTAAGCCCTAGTCCCGTAGTCATGTTATGGTCGTAGCCATTAAAATCCAATGCTCGGAACCAATCTCCGTTTGCAGGTGGTGTATATGAGAATATTCCGTAATCGTGGTTTCCGCCCTCTACAAAACTAAGACCATACGCTACGGCATGGCGTTCCGCATCTCCTATCTCTCCGGGTACTGAGGATTTCACTGGCTTGATTTTACTCCATTTGTTTATCTTACCGTGGGCGTTGGAACAAAGATAGGTAATAATTTGGTGACTACAGATTTAATTTATTATATTTGTGGAGTTATATAGGCATATTTTAAACTAAAAATTATGGAAATCAAATTCAATTCATTACAACAGGCGACTATCGGAGTATCAGGTAGTGATATTACCTATGAGTGTATGGGTAACGCCAGTATTTCGGGAAATACCCTCAACTCATTTGAGAGTGGTAATATTACCAAGAAAAGCGACGGAACACATCTTGCCAATTTCAGTTCTTCCAGAGATGGGCAAATGAGTATAAACTTTGAAGGTGGTTCTCCGGAGGACTGGCCCAATCTTATAAGCGTTGCCAATAACTTTTTGGCTGATTTGAGAGAAAAAGTCAGCACTATTGACTTTAGTACAATGAATCTTTAAATTAAATACTGAGTATGGCTGAAACTAAGAAAGAAAAAGGATTGACGCTCACAAAAGGAGAAACTATCCAGTTGGCTGCAACCTTAAAAGAGTTACATTATGGAAGTCTGTCCTCCGAGGGGGCAATGAAATTATTGAAGAACACCCTTAGTGTATGCAAGGAACAGGACGCTGCCGAAAAGGCGCAACAGACTATTGTCAAAGGTTTCCGTACCGATGAATACAAGATGTTGAGCGAAAAGGTGCAGCAGAATGACGCTACGGAAGAGGAAAAGAAAAAATTCGATTCCTTGAACCGCACGGCAATGAACAAAATCAATGAACTTACAGATATTCTGTACAATGAAGAGGTAACTCTTGAAGTACAGAAATTCACCGATGAGGAATTTGATAAAATCCGTGAGGCTAACAAGGATAAGGTTACTAACGGTGGATTTGTCACTATCTATAAATGGTTATGTTAAAGGGATTACAAAGCAGGTTTCTGTTGGTTGACGGCAAGTTCAACCTTACTTCCGGAGTGGAGAAACATAAGGACGGGATTTGGTTTTATTGTGTGTTCGATACGTTCCGTATTTATGCTTCCGACTTCGGAGCCAAGTTTGTCAACTTCCTACAGAAACCGGCTTCCTTTTTCGTAATGAACAGAACACTGATAATAGGTAACTTGCAGAAGGGAATCAAGAAATATGTTCCCGGCGTTTCCATAAAGACCATTGATGTAGGGTATTTTGCCAATGACAGGACTGAATATCATTTGAAGATAGAATATACTTCCACGGATGATAAACAAAACAAGATTGATGATGTAACTTTCGTATAACCGGCTGGCATATATGCCGTACTTCATTCAGGTGCATGATTGAAACAAATTAAAAACTTTACTATGGCTCAGACAAAGGAAGAACTTTTAAAATACTTCGCCAGTCTTGATGTGGCACGTTTACAGAAATTGCAGAACTATTCCAAGTTACTCATAATTCCGGAAGAGGATTTGCTTTCAAACGCCACCATGTCACAGATGGTGCAAAAAGCCCACTCACTGGCTGATTCCCTTTTCCCAGAATGGACTGACCGCAGTGAATCCGATTTCGGGGAATTTCTAGTGGAGCTGTTCGCCATTTTTTCGGAAAAGGATTTTTGGTATCTCAACGCTTTTGCCAATGAAAGCATATTAAGAAAAATGCGCTCGTACAGTAACGCATTTTCCAAGGCATCCTCTATGGGTTATCAGGCTATCACTTGCAAAAGTGCTTCGGCAAGTTTTAACGTGCAGTTTGTTGCAGGACCAGCCGCTACTTACCATAGGGGCGATTTGCTTGTAAGTGTGGGTGACAAAAAATTCACCAACTGGGAAGAATTTTCGCTGCCTGTCAATGCTGCAAGCACCACCAAACAGATTACTCTGCATGAGGGAACACTTTATGCGGAAGATTTCATGTTCAGTGGGTATTCGGTACTGGTAAGAAAGGAGAACATTGATATAAACAGTACTTCCGTGGTTATAGACAATGTAACCTATACACGGGTGAATAACTTCGGATTCTCTTCTCCCGAAAGCACACATTACCTAGTCATTCCGGAAGAAGATGGTTCAGTAGGAATATTCTTTGGTGATGGTACTTACGGAATAAAACCCCCCATAGGAAAGGCTATTCATGTTGAATACCGGAAATCAAGCGGTGCTGATGGTAATCTTTCTGTTCAGAACGCTTCCGTACTGGATTCACTGGCATCACGAAGCGCCACTTCCGTAACCATGCTTACAGCTTCCACAGGCGGTACTAATGCGGATACGTTTGCTGCCATACGTGAAAAGGCTCCCACTTATTTCGCTACAAAACGGGCTGTTATCAATGAGGAAATCGCTGAACAGACACTTAACAATTTCCCGTTTGTGCATAAATCCAAGGTAAAAGTGATGGGGCGACAGGTAAGTTACATGGTTATACCTACTTCGGGAAGTGCAGAATTAAATTCTTCCGAGCTTTCCACGCTCAATACGGAATTTGTTCCCTATGTGATGGGAGGTTATGAAGCCAATCATGCAAACAACCAGTACGTCAATTTACTTACGGCACTGGGTGCTACGAAATTCATAGTGGATGCTGTTGTTGCTCCCGGCTATGATATGGCTTCCATACGTAGCGGTATCTTACAGGTGGTAAGTGATGTTACAAATCCTTTGGTGCGTGCGGAATACGGGGTAGGAATAACAAAATCAGGTCTGGATATCCTTATCCGTTCCTCTGTTGCAGGGGTTCAGAACTGTACGTTCAAGAAACTTTCGGGAAGTACGGAATCAATAATTCCCGAAGTTGTCCTAGGAGAGTTGGAGATTTTCAGTACAATTGACACATCTAAAGTGGAGGTAAGATTAAATGTCGTTTAAAAGTAACATACCGGAACAGGTGCTTGCACATCCCAATACGAAAAAGTTCATATCTGTAATGGACGGGGTTAATGAAGTGAAGTCGGATATCATATTCACTTCATTACGTGCATATAATCCGGCACTGCTTCTTGATAAGAACTGGCTGCTTAAACGTCTGGGTGACTATGGTGTGGATTTCATACCTATGGAGTTTCCATTACCTATTATACAGCAGTTTCTTCTCAATGCAGATATTATTCTTGGTACTAGGGGAAGTAAAAAAGGCGTTGAATTGTTCCTTAGTGTAATGACACTGGGAACAGTATCGGTAAACTTCAATTCCTTTTATGCGGACCCACAGGTATTGCTCCTTAACTCCCTTATACAAGGGCACATAGTGGGTGACAGTACAGACCCGAAGTTCTATCTTATAGGTAACTCGGATATCATAAATCCGGCGGTTACTTTTTCGGCTACAATAAACAGCATATATTTCGGTACTTCCTATAAGGATGTTATCGTAAATACAATAAAAAAGGTGCTTCCGTCATGGCTGGGTTTCAGTCCTAACAAGACCATAAACATAACAACCAATACGGCAAGCAGCTATTATTTTCATCCGTTACTAAATCCGTATTTTGTATGAGTGCAATTATAGAAAGAGCGTTCAATAAGACGCAGAAAATTATCCGTGCGGTTTTCAGAGGCTCCCCAAACCTTATAACCACATCTGATTTGAACCGGCAGTTTGAAAGCATGAGGTATCAGGCTGACCGTATAGACGAGCGTATCGGTGTGATTAGTGACCTTTCATTAAAAGTCGAAGTTGAGGATGATACTTGGACAATCACCCCGTCATTTACTTATCTTGAGGCTAAAGGGCTTTCTTTCAATCCGGAAAAATCAGCCGTTTCTTTGTTTAGTGAGAGTGGTGTTTATCTCTGCTTAACTGCTGATACTGAAACAGTTACGTATGCTTCGGACTTTAGCCATGAGATTGCTGGAGCGTCATTTGCAGACGGTACTTCTATGGCTTCCGCAGACCAGTTGGTGTACAAAAATGAAAGCATAGTGGTTGTCAAAGACCCTTCATCGCTGAACAACTTGGTAGCAGTTCTGGCACGATGCACCAAGGATGCCACAATCATCTATGCCATACCTAACAGGTCAACCATACAGGACTATGTAAAGACAGTGGTTAACCCTCTTCTCAGCAGAATTGCACTTTTGGAATCGGCGATAATAAATACCGTTACCGTGGGAAGCATAATGATGTGGAATAAGTCACTTCTGGGTAAAGTAACCATTGAGGATATCAAGAACTCTATTCCTTACGGCTTTGTTCCCTGCCACAGACTTATGCTGGGTACTGCCACCGCCAACACTGAATTTGCGGCATGGTCTGCCTATTGTAAGGAACTGGGATTCACGATAACAATGACCGGAGGTTCCACATATTCAATCAATTTCGCCCAGATTTCAGGAGTTCCGCTTATGGACGGACGTTTCCCGTTGGGTCCTAATACTGCCCACACTTTGGGTTCTACCGGAGGTAATGAATCCGTTACGCTTACTGAGAGCCAGCTTCCACCGCATACCCACGTATATTCCGGAACAAACAAGGATGTCGGCAGGTCTTACAATTTCACCAAGGCTAACGGTAAATCTGGAACTTATTCCAAAACCCAAATTGCGGAAAATGGTTCGGGAGCGGATGGTAACGACAACAGAAGTGCGGCTTCCGAAACCACATCCACAGGTGATGGCGGTGCAGTTAATATAATGCCCCCGTATCTGGCGCTTTACTTTATTATAAAGATAAAATAGGTTTTTCCGGCATTTGTTTGTTTCAAAAACTTTTGTATCTTTGTATTGGTATTTGATGCTAATTCTCTATGTCTTTATCTAAGGTTGGACCCAGCGATGGGTCTAGCCTTTATATTTATATATAATATAATATTAAAAACGAAATTATTCACTCTAAATACTTATTGCGAAGATGGAAGTTGGAAGTAGCTTGATTTTAAGCAGTGCCGAAATAACAGCTTTGGGTAGTACGGTTGACGAGGTACTTGAATCATTAACCTTACCCAATCCCGAATATCAGAACAAGATACGTTTCGGACGTAATAAGAAATTCTATTCGTCCATACCCAAGACCTTGTGTTATGTATCACGTGAGGGTTCAAATTATGTTTTGCCCCGTTATTATTTCGGGGAACTTGGAAAATACGGTAATGAGGGAAGGGACATTTCCGGAAACTTCAAATTCTCATTACGTGATTACCAGCAAATTTTTTGGGATGAAAATAGGTGTCACCTTGATGAAAGTACAGGAATACTTCTTGAAGGTAAATGCGGTAGTGGTAAAACGGTCATGGGATTATGGATTTCCCTTGAACGGGGAAAACAGACACTTGTACTGGTTCCTACTTATTATCTTGCCAAACAGTGGCAGCAGAGAATATCCGAGGCTACTACCTGTTCCAGTGTTGTAATAAATAGTTCGGATACCGAGATTCCCGTTGACAAGGATTTTACCATAGTTGTCATGGACTTGTTCTCATGCCGGGTTCTTCCCGAAGAGCTTGTAAGGAATGTCGGTCACGTTATTATGGACGAAGCCCATAGAATCGGTGCTGAAACTTATCTTCCTATCCTTAAAGAGATACCTGCCAAATACCGTACCGCACTTACAGCGACTTTCAGACGTGCCGATGGGGTTCACCGTATTTTAAAATACCATTTCGGGCTTCATTTGATAATGGCTACTGAATTTCCAAGACCTCATGTTTACGCAATACGTACAGGTGTTACCATTGACAAGATATTCTCCAGCAAGATTCCCCATGAAAGATTTTTCCGCTTCATGGATGAGAACGGTCTTAAATACCATGAATCTACGGGGGCTGTCGAGTTCAAGGCTACTGACCGGCTGAAAAAAATTATTGAAATGTGGCCCACAAAAAACGTGGAGAAACAGGAGTTACGCAGGGTGATGAAAAAGGCTACCGACCTTAGTTATCCTGTTATTGACGGGTATCTGAACGACCACTCAGGAAGAAGAAAACTTATGATTAACCTTATAAGGAAATGCCTTGATGCCGGAAGAACCATACTTTTCCTCTCCAAGAGAAAGGACACCCTTAAAGCCCTTACCGAATTTTTTTCCACCTATAAGCCCATGCTTATCATATCTGAAACCAAGGAACGTACACCCGAAGAGGAAGCGTACCTGCAAAATGAGTGCCGGCTTATATTCGGAGTGACACAACTTGCGAAAGAGGGTTTGGATATTGACCGTATTGATACCCTTATTATACATCTGCCCATGAAAGACACGGAACAAGCCATAGGGAGAACCACACGTATTCACCCAAACAAGAAATACCCTGTGGTGTTTTACCCGTTGGACAATTGTCCTCTTACTTATGCCACTTTTAGCAATGCGCAGAAATTTTTCAAAATAAACGCAGAGTATAAGGGTATTCGTAGTATTCAGACCATAGATACGGTTTTGTAGTTGGAAATTTTTCCGGCATTTGGCAATATATTATATATTACTTATATTTGTTCCTGTTAAAATCGTAGTAGTTTTATGGTAGTATTAAGAATTGTGCAGGAACTGACCAAGATGGTCATGTTCATTCTTCTTTGGGGTACTCCCCCACTTATGGCATGGAATTATGACTGTGCATTTTATCTTCTTTTATACATTGTTTCTATAATCGGAACATTTATTCTTTTCTCTCATTTTGAAAAACTGGAATATGGAAAAACCAATAAGACCTAACAGACGTGAAAGACGCTTGTTATTGCGAAAAGGAAAACGTGGTGAGGAATACACTACGTATGTGGATAATAAGGGAAACGAGTTCGATTATAAAATTGCGGCTAAGCTTTCCTCATTCCTTAATATCATGTGGGGATGTACCAAAAGAGGTTTTCCCATAGTCGTTCCATATCTGAGATATGATGCTTGGGCATTCTATCCTTTCTTTTTCGTTAAGTCCGGAGTTAAAAGAGATTTTCAGAATTCACTTACTCTTATTAACCATGAAAGGATTCATGTGGTTCAACAAAGGGATATCCATGTTACGATAAGCCTTCCGCTTCTAATTATTAGCTGTCTTGCCGAAGCATTTGGATGGTTCAATCCTTTTTATTTACTTTGTTTTGTACCGTTCATTCCTACAATACTGTACGGTCTTGAGATGATACGTTCTTACCATAATTTGGTAGTAAGGAATACGACAAAGGATATCTCGGATGATTCTGATTCAACAATCACATTTGAAAAAGTCCGGGCCAATACTTGTTTTGAACGTGAGGCTATAAGCAGAAGTACCAATCTCGATTACTTGATAGGTAGAAAATTTTGGGCGGTAGCCGATTATTTCTGAACATACACCAATTTAAATAACAACTATATGAAAAAGCGCATTATTACAAAAGAAGTTGAAGCTGAGCCTATGACGATGGGTGAGTTCTATCAGCATGCAGAACAATCTCAGTATAAAGAAATGGCAGAAGATAAAGATAACCTTAATGGTTATCGTGTCGTATATGAAGATGGATTTGAGGGGTGGATGCCTGCTGACTTATTTGAGAAATTGTACCATGAGGGTACTATCGAGAATGCTTCTGACGGTTATCACACATTCAAGGAATTATACCAGTACCGTATGCTTTACAATGCGGCATTTTTCAATGAGCTTAATAGAAACGGAAGAGGTATTCCAGTGTGCAAGTCACATCGTCATTCTGATGGGGAATTGTGCTTTGGCGGAGGATGGTTCATTGTTATTGCAGAACTTCCTACTGGTCAGGTATCCAACCATTATGAAAATAAATATTGGGACTTATTTGATATTCCCGAATTTGAAACCCCGTGGGAATGGGACGGTCATTCTCCTAATGAGGCTGCTATCCGTCTGGAAAACTATCTGAAAGACTTAGAGGAAACCGATTCGTTTTTTGATTCTTTATATGCTTGCACCAGCAGTTTGATTTGTACAGCAACTTCCATGTACAAACTTATTCACCTTGAATCGGAAAAACTAGAGCCTAATACTCGCCAAAGCAAATTACTGGATTACTTATATGGAACAGTACACGATAATTTTAGAGCTATTGAATATTTCACCGAGGCTTACCATGAACGTCCTGTAGACCCGTTTAGTCTGTCATTCCAAACGATAATTCCGGCACTGAAATCTGGCTTTGCTGCTCGTAGAAAAGGATGGAACGGTAAAGGTCTGATGGTATTCAAGCAAGTACCAGCCCACATAGAAAATGATGTTATTCCTAAAATGCAATCTCTTCCCCAAGATGCAAAAGATCTTATTCTAAAGGGAAAAGGATTCATTGATTATACAAGCCAGTGCCTTATTTATAATGAGAATACCGGACGTGCAGATTCATGGGTTCCGTCTATCAGTGACATATTTGCAGAAGATTGGGAAATTATTTTCCCCTAATGTGCGAATGCGTAGATATAGGTATGGTTGGAAGTCCTCCATTTGTATGGATTCTCCATACCATAACCTATTATGCGTAGGTTCCTACTATTGTATGCTATGCCCCAGAAATAAAGGTGTGGCGAAAATATTGAACTATAAATTTATAAAGTGTATGAAGATAAAGTCTGCAAGCATACGGCGTGAAAAAATTATACTCACTGACAGTTCCACAAAGGAAGACTACAAGAAAGTCCTGTTCCTTAATGTAGGGGATGTATTCAAAGTGGAAGGTGATTATGAAACATGCCTAGCCCGTCTTGAAGAAGTACGTGCCGAAACCGAGGGTTCCCCCGAAACATTCGGCGTATGCCCTATTACTCCGGGCACTTCCTTATTTACTGTCTATGGCCCTCAACATCTTATTGTTACCGATAAGATATAAAGTCAGCATTTTGTCCGGCGTTTGGACATTTTAAAAACAAAACGTATATTTGAAGTACAAAATTAAACAAAACGTCTACTCTAATACGGTAGGCAACATTATTAATCTTTTAAAATATAATTATTATGGTATTCGGAAAAATTAAACCAGTAGCTACAATCGTAGCACAATTCGCAGCAGGTGTAGAAGTTGAATGTATCCAACACGAAGGCAAAATGTACATGCCTGTAATCGGAGGTGACTTTGACACAACGGACAGTGGTAAAAAGTCTGAGGATGATGCACCTAAGAAACCTGCACCCAAGCCTTCCAAGGAAGAACCTGCTGATGAAAAAACCTATACCGAAGACGAACTGATGGGTATGGACGTTAAGGAACTTACCAAAATCCTGAAAAACGACTTTAACGTAAATCCGGATGATTTCGATGGTAAGAACACCAACAAGAAATTACGTAAACTGATTCTTGACGCACAGGAAAATGGTGGTGATTCTTCTGACGAAGAGGACGAAGATGAAAAACCTGCTCCGGAAAAAGGTAAGTCAAAACCTGCCAAAGAGGAAGAAGAACCTGCTGATGAAGATGGTGGTGACGAACTGATTGACAACATCGCGGATGTTCTGGAAGACTTTGACGGTGGTAAGAAAAACAAGAAAAAGGCTGCTGCTGCAATCATCGCCCTTGCCGAAAACGAAGATGATGTTGATGCAGATGCAGTGAACGAAGCTCTTACTGAATTTGAAGATGATGAAGCAGCAAACATTGATGATGTGGCTGAAAGCATCGCCAAATTGCTTACTCCTAAAAAAAGTAAGACTTCCGCAAAATCAAAGAAAAAACCTGCTGAACCGGAAGGAGAGGATGTCGAAATAGACGACCTTGAAAAAGGTGACTTGGTTGCCGTTTACTGGGACGACGAAGAAACCAAAGGATGGTTCAATGGTAAGGTTTCCTCTATCAAGAAAGGTATTGTGAAAGTTAAATATGATGATGGCTCCGAGGACGAACTTGACCCCGAAGTTCACACAAAGATTCGCAGACTGGAAGAGTAATCCGATTACCATTTAGTTTTAGAGCCGATGGTTAATTCCTTCGGCTCTTTTTTGTTTCATATTTAATTATCAAGACTTATGCCTAAGAGAAGAAAAAAATCAGCTACATTACTTAGTAATGAGCAACTTGTTCTACAGGGACTAGAGTTTATAAACAAGAAAGAACAGGAGAAAGCCATAACCAATGAACTTAAAGTTCTTCGTGTTCCTTTGGAGGGTGCGGTTATGGAAATCGGTAGTGAGGATGAAAAAGGTAACAAGTATATCATACTGGAACATGCCGATAAGGAGATTGTGCTAAAGGAAACACTTCGGTGCGGAAAGTCTTTGCTACCGGAAGCTATTGAGGTGTTGAAAAAGAACGGTTTCAAACATTGCATTGAGAAAGTAGAGGTTATCCGTGAATCCGTACTTGAAGATGCCATACTCAATGGTGAAATTTCCGAGGATATCCTTTCCCAAGTTTACAGGATGAAAGCATTTTATGCTTTTTCCGCTTCACTAAGAAATCGGTTCGATGGAGAAGTTAAAGATTAAGACGTTTAAAATTAACGGTATAGTTGTCAGAGCTGTAACCGTTATGGGGTTTGCCCACATAATCGGTAAGAGTGCCGGCACTGTAAGACGGTATGAACGTGAAGGTACTATTCCTCCATGTATTTTTAAAATAAAAGGATACCGCTATTATCCTGTTACTCTTGCCGAGGAAACGGCAAAGATAATTGAAACTTTCAAAGGCAGTGAAAGACCTCCTGCCGAGAAAGTCGCTCAGATACATGAACTTTTTGAAAACGAAAGGAGAAAATATGCCTACTAGAAGTAGTTCTAAGAAACCTGTTCCCGAAATCAGAAGCGATGCTTCTGTATATTATGAGAAGTCACTCACAAAAAATCTGGGTGATTATAATTCCGCAAAGATAACCGTGGGTATAACATTGCCAGTTAATCCGTCCGAGGATGTTCTTGCATCTGTGAAATCCACTATTGAGATTGCGGACAACATTGTCACCGAGGAATTGAAAGTACAAGTTGCGGATTTAGATGAAAAGTAATGAACAGTCTATTCAAGTTACGAAAGAACATGGCTATCACTGGTCTTGTTCCTTTCAAATATTTGCTATACGCTGCCATGCTTACCAAGGTAATTCCCTTTGAACCGGAAGATAGTGATGAAAAGTTTGGTGTGTTTTCGGAGAACATTTCCGACCTGTACGATTATTTTCCGGAGTTCAATTCCAAGAAAAACAATGAAATTGATAAGGCTCTTGACGATTTGGCGGACGAGGGTCTTATCAGTTTTGATTCGGTAAATCCCGGACTAATATATCTTGGAGAGTTCAGAGGAAGGAAATTCTTTACTTTTGAAGTTAAAAGCAGCTTGTTTGAGGAAGCGAAACAGAAACTTGATGATGCCATAAGGGTGTATGGTAAATCCCGTTCCGCAAAAGACAAGTCACGAAGCAGGTACATACGTGAACAGATTGACAAACTGATTGCCGAAAAAGGTGTGGAGGCATTTACTCCGAATGACTTTACAGACCTGCATAGTTATTTGTATGAAATGTACACCGGAGGAGAAATATATATCATACGGAGTAAAGTCGAGTATTTTCAGACAAACAATATGCTCAAGGCTTATGACAGGTTTACTGTTTTCGCAATTCTTATAGAGGGAACCTTGAACTATGACGAGTATTCCAAAAGAGGTGTGCCCACACTTACAAACGTGGCTTACCGTAAAGACGATATTTTCCGCAAACTTACCAGAGTTGATTCTGACAGCAAGGATTATATGCGTGAAATGGATACTTCTGATGGTTCGTTTTAATGTTATATTATGACACAGAAAGAAATCGAATATTATTTGTACTGTGGGATAAAACTCGGCTGGCATGATAAAACCTTTGCCGATTATACCAATGATGAAAAAGCGTTGAAGATGGTACGTAACTACATACGGAAATCTGACGAATTTGTAAATGACGGGTTAGGAATGTATCTTTGGGGAAGCAATGGTACAGGAAAATCACATTTGCTTAATTGTGCTTTCAAGAGATTCATTGAAAAGGGTTACACAGTAAGACTGTTCTCTATGGATGAACTTGTTGACAAATATACAAGCTCGTGGTATTCTGACGAACAGAAACAAGATTTGACTAAGATTCTCCGTGACGTGCAATTTTTAGGTATTGACGAGTTTGGAAAAAACGTGGATTCTTCTGGAGAACCATTACCAATACCGGATTTTGTAAAACGGGTAATCGAATCAATAGTTCGTTACCGTGTCCAGATGAAACGTCCTTTATGGATAACATCCAATACGGAACCTAAATATGTCAAGAAGGTATTTTCGGAAGATGTCGCTTCCCTGTTGAGTGAGGCGGTTGTTACCGTATGCGTTACAGGTGGTGATTTCAGAAAGACTATTGCCAGTAGGAACAAAAGAAAATTAATGTAACAATGACCGAGGGAGAAAAGTTGATGGTTGCTTGCTTGAAACGCAAAGACCAAAAGATACTATCGCTTATCCAGCGAAAATGGTTGGATGGTGCTGAGATACGACAACATAAGTTTATCATGGACTACTATCGTGAACATGGTGAGATTATGGGTGTGAAATCTTTCTGTGAGAGATTTAAACTGGATTCGGGAACTGTGGATTCCCGACCCAGTTACTATCTCAACAATGTAAAGGAAAGATTCATATTCGCCACTATGACCGACAATATCCCAAGAATATTGCGTGGGATAAAGGACGACCCCCGTGAGAAACTTTTTGAGTTGCAGTCTTTGATAGGTATGCTTTCGGTGGATGCGGTTGAAAGTAAGGATGTGTTATACTCCGATGATGTGGAAGCACGTAAGGCTGATTACGAGGAACGTATGAAATCTTTAGGTGTTACATATCTTTCCATGGGGTGTGATGATTTGGACAAAACTTTCTTCGGATACCGTAAACAGGATTTAATTACCATTGGTGGTAAGGCTGGTCAAGGTAAATCGTGGCTGCTTGTTTATCTGGCTTATCTTCTTGAACAGACCATACTTGACCGTATGGAAGCCACGGAAGAAACTTTCGGTGATATACTGTTTATCACAAATGAAATGGGAGAGGAAGAAATAAAGGAGCGTATTGACTGCATCCGTTTCAAGCTCCCCTATGAGAAGTTTATGAAAGGTACATTATCCGAAAGGGAAAAGTCACGCTATTATAGAGGTCTTGACGCTCTTAAAAAACATAAGTCCAAGATAAGGATAGTTTACAGTTGCCAGACCATTGACGAACTTGCAACCTTTATGGGTCTGTACCAGCCTAGTGCGGTATTCGTGGACGGTTCCTATCTTATGGAAAGTAAGATGCAGGAGGGTTGGGAGAAAATAGTCTACATTACCCGTAATCTGAAACGGCTCGCAAAAAATTTCAAGACACCTATTATAAACACTACACAGTTGAAGCGTGGTTCCTCAAAGACAGCCAGTAAGTTTTCTATGGACGGTATGGAAGATTTTGCATACGGTAACTCATTCGTGCAAGATTCGGATATTGCCATAAGAATGTTTCAGGATGCCGATATGAGGTTTCACGATATAATCGGTTGTGAAGTTGTAAAGGCAAGACGTGTCGTTTCCGGAACTACTCTGATTTTCCAGAATGATTTGGATAATATGCTTCATTCAATTACCTTAGCTAAAAAAGAGGAAGATGAAAGACCGAAAGTCGAAACTAAAACAGACTATTGATTTTGTGGACATGAACGGTGTGGGTACTGTCAGATGCCATGATGGATTTCGTGACGTTATGGTGTACGGGTACTTTCATAGATACCATTGGGATTTCATTGTCCATCAGGATGTGGAATTTCCCGACTGCTACATAGTAAGTGAGGCATCTACCGGAATGTGTATGACCGACCCATGTTTCGCTGTTATGGAGGATGCCTTGTCTGCGGCACTTTCCGTTATTGACGAAAAACGGTATTATTTTTTCACCCGTACAAAAGATGTGCTCGTGGATGGAAAGTACAACCTTAATAATAGAAACACGAATCCTTTAACTTTAGGAGTTATGCAGTTATGTATGAATTAAGAAAAGAAACAGGAACAACTTTTGTTTATGCCTATGATGGAACACATGGTGAAATAAAGGCATTTGATTTCCTGTACAGCCATGTTATGTACCATGAGGGTTTTAAGTATTATGTTGGGCATACAGACGGTTATCCCAAAAGGATTGCATTGGTTGAAGCCAATTCCCATGCCTTTGCAGTTACTTATCAGGAAACGGTTCCCAACATAGCTGCAAAAAAACTTTGTGACTTTTATATGTTCAAGCTCAAGAAAAAAGGCCTTGATGTTCCATCGGCTGTTGACAGTTTTAATTCACGGAATTATTTATTTATTGATATATGGAAGATAATAATGTAAGACCGTCTTTCTTTAAGAGAATCGGTTTGTTTTTTCAATTCTTGTGGGAAGTAGTCAAGAATAACTATGTTTCCTTTATTACATGGATGCTCATAGTTATTTGTGTGTTGTTCGTTGTCTGGCTGTTCATTGAGCCTATCGTATGGTGGACACCTATATCTGAGGTTCGGTTATACGTCCGGGCATTTCTTATCATGTTTGCCATAAGCACTTTCTCTACATTACGACTGTATAATTCCATTGTAGTAAATAGCCGTTTTGCTTTGAAGCTACGTGAAATACTTACCCGTATTGAAAGATTGCTCCCACGCATCAATCAGGTTATGGAATCATCCCGTACATCCGCAAAGGAGAATACAAGTGCCATGACAAGACTTTCTGCCAGTCTGAAAAAATTGTCGGAAGCTATGGATGATTTCAACAGAATGGAGAATAACAAAAACAACAGAAGAAACAATGACTGACTTACTGGAGGTATTCAAAGATTTCAATCCACAGAAAATGACCAACGGGCAGATTCGTATGGAATGCCCGTTCCGTGAAAATCATCCGGACGGTAGCGGAAGAATGTCATTCTTTGTATCTCCCGATAAGAACGCCTTTCATTGTTTTACTGGAGATACAAGGGTTCCCACGAACTTAGGAACATTCCGGATAAAAGACTTGGTGGGTAAAACTGTTAAAGTTCTCTCTGTTAATGGAAAATTTACTGACGCTACTTTTCATTCTTATGGGAAGAAAAATATTTGGGAATTAAGATTATCCAGAGATAACGTCACTAAAATTATCCATACTACAAGTAAACATAGATGGTACATACATGGGATAAAGAAAGAAAGGACTACAGATGAACTTTTGGTAGGTCAATATTTACAATATGTGGATTTTGAATCTATAAATGAAACCGAGCAATCCATATCAGGTATTAAACATGGTATAGTGTTTGGCGATGGTACTATTGATAGAACAAGAAAAATCCAGAGAGCCTTAGTTAATTTGCATGGAACTAAAATGCAATTAAGCTCTTTCTTTTCTTCTTCTGAAAATAAGGGATTAAGATTCCGAGAAGGAGGTAAAAAATATATTCGTATATATCATGTAAAAAGGGGTAAGAACTTTAAAGTGCTTCCCTCTCTTACTACAAGACTGAAATACTTAAGAGGATTTTTAGCCGGATATATTGCTACCGATGGTTGTTTTACAGATAAAGGTATTCTTATACTAGCATCTTCAAAACTTAGTAATATTGAATTTTGTAAACAGGCATTTTTCCGCCTAGGTGTTAGTACAAGTACAGTTCAAGTACAAATGAGAAAGGGATATATGGAAGAACCAGCACCTTTGTACAAAATAACTGTCAGCACTAAAAATCTGGATGAAAAATTTTTTATACGAAAAGACCAAAGGAAAAAATTTTTAGAATATTCTAAAAAATATGAGAGAAACCGATGGAAAGTTATCTCTGTAACTCCTATGGATATTCAAGAAGAGGTTTATTGTGCCGAGGTTCCTACGTATCATTGTTTTGCTCTTGAAGACAATATTCTTACTGGAAATTGTTTTTCCTGCGGAGCACACGGAAACCTAGTACGTTTGCTTACTACGAAGTTCGGAGTGAATTACTTTGAGGCTGTGGAAATGGTTAACCTTGTTGACTATCATCCCGAAGAAAAAGATTTCGAGCTTGATTTGATGTGGGACGTGAACAAACCCCCACAGGAATTTCTTAAAAGAGGTTTGCGCAGAGATACTTTAAAACATTTCCGTGTGGGTATGATGGACAAAGAATGGTTTGTTATTCCCTATTACAAGGATTTTTCCCGACCGGATACTTTGCTTGGTTATCAGAGAAGGTGCTATTACCCTGACAGAAAAGTTCGTAACAGCAAGGGTTTTGATAAAAAGAACTACTTGTACAACCTTGATTTCTCATACGACTATGTAGTAGTGGTGGAAGGTCAGACTGATGTTATGCGACTGTACCAGCATGGGTACAATGCTACGGGATTGATGGGTGCTGATTTGAGTGACTGGCAGGCTGAACAGTTGGGAAAGTTTTCCAAGGTTTATCTCGCCCTTGATAATGACACTGCTGGAAGAAAAGCTACTGAGATTTGTTATCATTTACTTAAAAATCATACCGAGGTGCTGTTAGTTCCTTATCTTAGCAAGGACCCAGAAAAATGTATATCTCCAAAAGTATGGAGCAGAGCGTTTAACAGTTCTACTGATTATCTGCAATATTCTATGGAAATGACAATGAACTGGGATTCTTATCTGGACTTGTGCACTGAGGTACAAAAAGAATTGGAGGGAAGAAATGAATTCACTATTATACGGTAGTCCACATTTACTAATTACTTATATAGATAATAAGGATGAAGCTATAGAGTATTTCAAGAAACATCTTGAAATGGAACCGCTTCAAAGTTTGGTTATAGGTATCTTATTTTATAAGGATGCTGACATGATTAAGCTGGAAACATCAAATCATGTGTTTGATACAATAAATGCGGGAACCGTACCTTTTATTGATAAGTGGAAGGCACTATTTCATCCTTATAAGGATGAAGACGACCCTATTGCTACTACGGATTTTGAGATACCACTTCCTTATGCATCATTTTCAGCAGATGAACCTATTAAAGTTTCATCAAAAACATTTATCGTTTCTTATTCACAGAAAATATCTTTATGTGATAGTGATAAAATTCGTGATAAGGAGTATCTAAGGCATCTTGTTTATTCTTACAGACGAAAAGCTCTTGAAAAGTTAATAATGGATGATTCTTTTTGGGCACATTATCCAATAAGCCGTGAAGGTGATGCTTATAGTATTACACTATCAGAGCAGCTAAGAGTAATTATGCCCGTACATCATTCCGATTTGATTTCAATCGTGGAAAAGGATTTGCGAAAATGAAAAAATTTTCCTATATTTAAATGTGATTAATAAAACACATTCGTTTTTATTTTATGTGTAACCGGCAATACAATGCCATTTTAAAATTAAAGATTATGCCAAGTAAGACTACTGGACGTACACGTTCAAGACGTGGTGATGATGAAAGTTCATCAAGAAGTTCTAAAAGAGAACAAGGTTGGGGTGCAGTCGCAAAACGACAGGAAGAAGTTAAAAAACGGAAGGAAGAGGCTGAAAACTCTCTTCGCGAATTTTGGCTGAAAACTGGTGAAAGCGCCATTATTCAGATTCTTCAAGAAGAACCCTATTGTTTTGATGCGCACCAAGTAAAAGACAAACGAGGAAAGTGGACTATTGTTCCCTGTCAATTAAACACGGGAAAACATTGTGTACTTTGCTCCGATGGTGTAAAACAGACGTGGCGTGCTGCTTTCAAGATTCTTGATTATCGTGGTACATGGGATAGTGAGAGAAAACGTTTCAAAAACGACAAGCCTATTGAAAAGATATGGATTGTCGGTTCCACTATCGCCAATTCCCTAAAACAAGTGCGGGATAAGGATAAGAAAGGAAGAGAACTCAATCAGATGGTTCTTGAAGTAACCCGTTCCGGCGAGGGTAAGGATTCTACTTATAACTTCGAGCAGGCTTTTGACGAAGATGATGAGCGTATGCGCCCTATTGAATGGGATGAAGAAGGAATTACTGCCGAGGAATATTGTCAACCGCCTACGGAAGACGAAATTGACGAAGCAGGATATACTGATGAAGATTAAGTGTTAACTGTAAGGAGTTAGGTTTAGGACTTAACTCCTTATTCTTATTTGAAGTGATTATGAAAAAGATTCCTGTTTTCAAAGGTGAAGTTCAATTGCTTGAAAGTATCGAGGAAGTAGAAAAGTATTTCAACAGATGTGAAGAGGATAATCTCCTTACATTTGACTGGGAAACCACAGGATTGGAATATGATGCGATTCCTCTAGGACTTTCCCTGCATCAACGAGGTGTGGGAGCTTGTTTTATTCCAGTGGACTTCTTTTTTTCCAAAGGGGTTCCCATGAATGAGCTTGCCAAAATCTGTAATGAGAGGTTCTCACATTACAAACTTATAGCCCACAATGCCAAGTATGATGCCATGATAAACAAGATGAATGGTATTAAGGATGAATGCTATAAGATATTTGCGGATACACTGGTTATGGTTCATTTAGTAAACCCATCACTTGACAAGCAGTTGGAAAAACGTGTTGCGGAGGATTTCGGTTATGTGAAGAAAACGTTCAAGGAAATATGTGGTAAGGCATGGAATAAAATAAATTGGTCTGTTGAAGGTGATTCCTTACTTGACTTTCTTGCCGGATATGCTGGTGAGGATACGTACTGGACTACAAAATTATACTATAAGTATAATCCTCTCATGGACGAGGACGCTCACCGGATACATGACAGAATTGAACTTCCACTTATCCCTATTCTTCGGGATGCCAAAATTCGCGGAGTGCTTATAGATGTTCCTTTGCTAAAGGATATGGGTGAACAGATAGCTGCCGAACTTCCAAAAATACTGGATGAAGTATATGAGGAATGCGGTTGTGTGTTTAATCTAAATTCCTCAAAGCAGAAAGCTGCCGTATTCTTTGACAAGATGAAACTTCCCATTATAAGTTATTCCAAAAAAACAGGTGCACCCAGTACGGATGCTGCCACATTTGAGGAATGGGATTCTATGGGAATACGTGTCGGTGCTCTTATGAATGAATATTCAGAGTTGAACAAATTATATACCGGCTATGTAAAGGCGATACCTAATTTGGTTGACGAGCATTCGGTTCTTAGAGGTGACTTGAACAGTTGCGGTACAAAGACAGGACGCTTCGCATCCACTGGCCCTAACTTGCAGAACCAGCCCAACAATTATCATTTTCCCATACGTGAGGCATTTGTTCCAAGACCGGGTTACAAGTTTGTAAACTATGACTATTCACAACTGGAGCTTCGTGTAATGGCCCACATGAGTAAGGATTCACAGTTTATGGATATCTTTCTGCATGGGCGTGACCCACATGGTGAGGTTGCCAAGAGTTGTGGTATTACTCGAAAACAAGCGAAGTGTGTGAATGAGAATACACTTATCTTTACCAATAAAGGTGTTCTGCGTATTGGTGATGTTTCAATGTGCCGGATTAAGGATACGTTTGACAGTCCTATTATTTCCTCCGTGTACAATGGCTCTGAAATGATAGGTGTGAACTCGTTCTATTCAAACGGGTATGACAATACACTTGCCGTTATTACCAAACGGGGAATAGTTCGTAGCTCTGTAAACCATCAATATGTAATAGCTGATGGTACACTAAAATGTGCAAGGGATTTGCAAATAGGCGATGAAATTTCAGAAAATGCCCAATTGACTTATGAGGGTTCTGAAACCTCAATAGACTATAATCCGTTCTTTGATTTCGGAGATGCGTTTAGTATTAAAATGGATTCACAGTGGGCTTACATTGCCGGAGTGTTGACTGGTGACGGGTGTTTTTCTGCAAAGCATATTGGTGTTTCTGTAGGAAAAGGACGGTTCTTCAAGTCATGGAGAAAAATCTTAAAGGATGAATTTGCCAAAAAGGGGCTTCCCCTTACTGAGAGGTCTAATATAAATTACATGTATCTAGGCTCTTCAAGGTTTGTCAAGTTTATGATTCCTTTTGGTTTGTCTGACGAGCGTGGTAAGAAGAACTTTAAAATTCCTTTGTGGGTTCTTAATGGTACTATTGAAATGCGGAAAAACTTTCTTGGTGGTCTTATTGATACCGATGGAACAATTTCCGAAACAGGTACTACCAGTATTTGTACCAAGAGTATTCAGCTTGCCGAGGATTTATGTTTTCTCCTAAATTCAATAGGGTATAATTTTGGTGTGGAACCGTCTTGGAACAGTACATACGAGAGATGGTATTTCCGGATACATATCTATTCGGATTCATTGAGTGACTTGTTAAGTAGCAATGTTATAAAATGTCCGCATAAGGCTGTATCACTTACTGAGCGTGTTTCCAAAGTGGGAAGAGGTGCTAAAAATTCACCCAATAAAGTCTTGCAGGTATTAAGTTTAGGAACTGACTACTTGTGTGACTTGAATGTGGATTCTCCCAGTCATTTGTATATGACCGGAACACTTGTTACACATAATACGATGAATTTTGGCGTGCTGTACGGCATGGGAATCGGTAAGTATATGAGAACTTTCAATGTATCCAAAGCACGTGCCATTGAGATGATTGATAGTTACCATAAGGCATACGTAGGGTTTGCCCATTGGAAAGAATCCACCGAGAATTTCGCCAAAAAACATGGCTATGTGAAAAACCTGTTTGGAAGAATACGTGTATTCAAGGAAACCACCAAATCCAAGTTTACCCGTAACGAGGCTATGTACTATGCCGAATTAAGACAGGCAGTAAATACTATTATACAAGGAACTGGTGCTGATATAGTAAAACTTGCTACTATAGCAATGTGCCGGAAATTCAAGGAATTGAATCTTGATGCCCATTTCTTACTACAGGTGCATGATGAAGTTCTCATTGAGGTACGTGAGGACCAAATGATGGAATGTGAAAGAGTGGTTATCGACTGTATGGAAAATACCGTCAAATTGGACGTACCATTAATTGCTGATGGTAAGATACTTGCAAACTGGGGCGAGATGAAAAACGATGATATTGTTTCTTATCCGTACAGATTCAATTATGGTCTAGTAATGGGAGTATTATAAATGGAAAAATTACAAATAATCTATGGCTAAAAAACTTTCAGTCTTAAACTCCATGTTATCCAAGTTCAATGATACGATGGGTGACGGAGTTGTTCACACTGCGGCTACACTACCTAAATGCCGTAAGATATTAAGTCGTATTCCGGCATACAATTATGTTACCTGTGGAGGTTTCCCCATAGGAAGAGTTATCGAACACTATGGTGAGAACGGTTCCCTTAAAAGCTATGCGTCCTATGATGCTATAGCGAAATTTCAGCATTACGATTGGGCTAACCATGAGCCTAATGCTTTCAAGTCATTCACTTATAAGGGTGATGATACTATGAGGGAACTTGAATCCTTTGAACTTCGAGATGGTTATAAACCCAAGAAACCGCCTGTGGCACGTCGAGTAGCCCTTGTGGATATTGAGGCTACATACACTCCTGACTGGGGGGAGAATTTCGGTATCGACAATGAAGGTCTTATCTTAGTAAGACCTACCTTATTAAGTAATTGTGTGGATATCATACAGGCATTGCTTGAGAGTGAGGAAATCAGTCTTGTAGTTTTGGACAGTATGTCCGCTATTGGTACTGACGAGGAAATAGGCAAATCTATGGAAGACCAGCAAATGGCTTCGGGAGCACGTTTCTGGAATAAGGCATGTCGAAAGTTCCAAGCCGCCATGAATAGTAACCCTACAAAGGAATCCACGCTTATAGTTATCAATTCGGCATATCAGAAAACCGGAATCGCATACGGCGACCCAGAAGTTATCCGTAACGGGGAACAACTAAAGCGTACAAAATCATTGTCCGTGAAATTCAAGGCTCTTAAAAAACTAAATGCCAAAGTTGACGAGGGTGAAATCGTAATCGGGAGAAACATATCCATCGAGTGCGTAAAGAATAAGGTAGGTGTTCCTCAAAGAAGTGCCACATTCTTTTATGCTTATGTAGATTACGGTGGAACACAGGCATATTCTACTGATGCTGCCGGACAAATAGTTGACCTTGCCATGAAGTTCAATCTAGTAGAGCGCAAAGGTTCTTGGTATGATTATAAGGAATTGCACATACAGGGTATGGATAACTTTGTAATCGAGCTTACGAAAACCGGGATGCTTAAAAAATTGGAAAAGGAGGTGTACCGTGAAATGTTTTAATTTAACTCCTATACTTATACCTGTGGCGGTGTTTATGCTTCTTATGGCATTGCATACTGAAATAAGGACATCCCCGTTCCGCATTTATTTCCACAACTGGAGAATGGTGGTGGGTGTGGTACTTATCACATTAGGAGTTCATCTTATCTGCCAAGGAGAACTTGTAAAGTATAAGAAGGAGAATATCGAAAAAACCGAGTGATTAACTAATCCGGCTGACAGAGTAATAAAGTAGTAACCAATTATAGGTTACATAATCAGCAATTACACTACTTTAGTACCGAGTTAGTCGGATATTAATATTTGACTATGGGAAAGAAAATCGAAATACCCGAAGACGAATTTAAGAAAATCGTTCTTATTCTCAAATGCAGCAAGAGATATGTAAACTTACCCCCTAGCAATTTGTTTTTGGGGAACCTTTGGAGGGTGTCCAGTAAACTGGCTGATAAATTATTGAAGAGAAACGGTTTTCAAATTGTCAAAGGTAAAGGAGGTCGTTTCACAGTGAAACCTGTGGAGAACGAAAAGCCGGGAACTGACTAAAATTTATGATTATGGCAAAAGGACTTTTTGGAGGACTATTCGGTGGTCAAGGACTACAAATGGTCGGTAAACTTACAAAGCAGAACATGGAGAAACTTCAAGCATCAAAGCCCCATGACGAAAAGAACACGGAAGATTCACCTCTTCGCAAATTACGTGATGCCATCAAAAAGTAAGCGCGAAGCCCCATTGGAAAAATACCCAGTGGGGCTTTATTTTTCAGATTGGTTTCCTTATAAATTTTTCCTATATTCAAGTATTAAAATCTATCCTATTATGAAAGAGATAAATCAAGTACATTTTACTTTGGGTGATAATGCAGGTATTCTTCTTATGCAAATAGCCCAAGAAGCGTTGCTTTGTGAATTGGACCCAGAAAAGGCGGTTAAGGTTATCACCACATCTCTTATGGGATGCCCGAATAATATTGCTTTAAAGATATTGAAAGGGGATATGGTATGTGAAGTAACGGATGATATGCAGAATATTGAAGTTGTTGACTATAAAGAGGAATTTCATAAAGATTACCCGAAACCCAATTTGACTGACTGGTATGAACGGAACCACAAGGATATTGGTGATAATGGCAGGGAATTTTATACTGCACTGGAACAGGTAATCCGTTTTGTGAATAAACAGGATATAGAAATCCCGATTAAGGATGTAGTATCTTTGGTTCTTTCCTCTACTATGAAGGATTGGGAACAACGTAGGTACGAATTGGCAAAAGACATTATTAAAGTTGTTATAGCAAACGATAATGGTGCTAATTCTGAGGTAGTCGCTAAATATTCGCTTAATTGCGCTGATGCCCTAATTAAAAGATTAAAGAAGGGATAATTATGGATAGTGTACAGACACAAACCTTTTCCATTAGAGGGGATGGAGGTGGTGAGGCATATATTTGCTTTTTAGATGGTCAATTATGTGTTTCAGTTGTCATAGAAGATAAACAGGCAGATTTTCACTTTGATCCTGTTACGTTAAAGATGTTTGCCCATGCTTATAAATTACATTGTGAAGAATGTAATAAGCAACAAAAGAAAGGAGAATAATTATATGTTAGACGTATGTGTTCTTATAGCAGCAATTGAAACATTATTTCCTCAAGAAACTGTATTTAATCGTTTTGGAGTGGCAATAACATATTTACAATGGAAAGTTCCCAAGACTGAACTTTGTTTTGATGTAATACGAAGAAACGGGAAGTGGGGTTGTGTTACTCAGTTTATGGGAGGTACATTCGGATACGGGCATCCTCTTACCCGTTCTGATTGTGTGCATGATACTTTGGAACAAGCTGTTTCCTGTGCATGGACCAATGAAGTTCTTATCGGATTCACAAGGGGAAAAGTCACATGGGAAAAACATGCACGGAAAGCCTATTCCGAGTGGTCTAAGAGTTCTGATAAAATTTCTTATTTTAGTATTAGTGATAAATTTTAAGTATTATGACTGAAAAGCAAAAACCGCAGTACCTTACTGCACAACAGGCGAAGGAAATCGCCACCACTCCTTACAGGGAGGTATTTACCAAAATAAAAATGGCTGCTGAAAGTGGCAAGTGTACAATGACAATTGATTTTAGTACAGATGTGTCCGAATTGGTAGAGTTGCTTATAGGTTTAGGTTATACCGTAACTCTTATTAAAAACTACAGAGATAGCGTAATGAGGATTCATCGGACATATTCTATACAATGGTAAAAAGTAAATTCGGGTATCTGAATAAATTGATGGACGGTTCCACTACTACACGGGAGCGTTCCAAAAAACAAGAAAGTCGTATAGCTAAAAAACTCCGTGGCTATACGACTATCAATTCAGGAGCCACATTCGGTCAGAATGACGTAATTACAGACTTCTGTGAAATTGAGGCAAAAACCACTGCCCATGAATCGTACAGCCTAAAGTTATCCGAATGGGTTAAACTGAAAAAGAAATGTTCTGCCAAAAAAATCCCTATTTTTGTAGTGGACTTTGAGAAATCCCGTGATAGTCTTGCTATACTTACTTATGAGGACTTACAATTTTTAATTGAGCTTGCATATAAGGACAACAGTTAGGGATTTTGTTATTTCCATAAAAATTTGTATATTTAAGTATGCTAAAAACAAAATTATACCGAGTATTCCGTTTTGAACAGAAGAAACAACAACACGGATTATTTAAGGTGGTGGAATATTCACAAATGACTGATGGTACAGGATTCCGGAAAAGAACACTCCGAAAAAATCTGGATTTGAGTACCGCAGAAAGTATGATTTATAACTTAGAAAAATCACATAAACTTTTTTAATCTCACAAACATGGAAAAATATTATTTCTTGAGAACTCTCGTGGAAGAGGGAAGACAACGTTGTAAGGCACTTATCGGTCAGACTTTTGAAGATGGTGCTAAAGTTGACAGCACGGTGAATGTAAGTGCCGACAGAGCTTTGAGGGATGCATATCCCACAGGTACAACATTTGTTACCGATAGTCTTAGAGCTGCCAGTAAATACTATCAGGCAGGAAATATCTATCCTATCGGGATTCTTGATTCGGATTACCGTGACCCGAAACATAGACCTACTGAAGAAATGCTCCGGGCTTATGAAATATTCATAGGTGCTACTGATTTATCTGATTCTGTTTCTCCCGAAGAAAAGGAATCCAGTAAGACAACCTCCAAAAGTTTATTGGGAAAAATGAAACTCAATCCGGAATTGAAAATACCCTCTATCGGTTCAGAAGGTTTCTACGTGGATTCAGATGTATGGTATCTGCTTATGCGTAATATCCAGAATCAAGTGAATACAATGCTTATTGGTGCTACAGGTGGTGGAAAGACTGAACTTGTACTTCTTGCATGTAAGAAACTTGGGATATCATGTTCCGTTTATGACATGGGTTCCATGTATGACCCAGTAGCCGGACTTCTTGGTGTACATAGATTGCAAAAGGGAGGTGTATCGGTATTTGATTATGCCAAATTTACAAGAGATATCTCTAAACCGGGTGTAGTGTTACTGGACGAGTTATCCCGTGCACCTGTTACTACTAATAATATTTTGTTTCCTTGTCTTGACAGTCGTAGAAAACTTCCTGTAGAAATTGCTGGTGGTGAGGATTTACGTGAAATAGAAGTGCATCCGGAATGTTGCTTTATAGCTACTGCAAATGTTGGTGTGGAATATACTGGCACAATGAGTATGGACCGTGCACTGGTAGGACGTTTCTTTCCTATTGAACTATCATATATGCCACCGGAACAGGAAAACAAAGTTTTGGTGAAACGTTGTGGAATTTCTATTTCGGATGCCACAAATATTGTAAAGGTCGCAAACAGTTTGCGTAATATGTATAACAAACAGGAGATAAGCAGTTCCATCTCTACCCGTGAAACTCTTATGGTGGGTGATTTGGTTGCTGACGGATGGGATTTGGTACGTGCTATGGAACTGGTTCTTCTTCCTCTTTTTGAAGGTACTCGCTCCGATGGAGAACGTGGTATCGTATGCAGGGTGATTAGTAGTAGATAAAAATTTCTTGCCTATGGCAACAAGTAATCAATTTCCCGTAGACAAACCTAAGAAAAAGACCTACGGTAGCTTGTGGTATAACGGGAAACGCATCTTGAAAGATAGGGCGTTTCCTATACTTAATGCCAAGAAATCCGAGTTGCTTAAAACCGGGTATTATAAAAAGGAACTATTTAAAATAATATATTGACTATGGCTGTGGATAAAGATATGGTTGTCACCGATGAAATCGTGGACGAACTTTTGGAAGATTGGTTGGAACGTGACGGTAAGGCGTTCACACATATACGAAAAGAGGGGAAACTTGATTGGGAAAGTACCTTGGAAGAGGGAAGTGCCTATTCTTCCTACTATCTGGAATGTGCTGATGAAGCAGAACTGATAAAGCGTGCATATCCTCTGGCACGTGATATGATAACTTCTATGGATATTCCCTACAAGGTAAAAGTTGTAATTCATAACGGGGAGGACAGTTTCACTGACTTTCAGAAAGTACAGGTTTCCACCATAATGCTTACTGACAAGGCTCTTACTGTTGGTGAACGGTTGGACGTATTTTTGGGGACCACTGTACATGAGGGATGCCACTTGTTGTACACAAACAAGGAACGTCTGACTTCTATCGGTAACAGAATCATATCCCGATTATTCAATATACTGGAAGATGAACGTATTGAGAAACTTTGTGGTGACTTGAAACCGGGTTTCGCACGATTTTTAGAACGTAGCAAATACTACTGGTTTGATAGTTACTATCTGGACTATGTTGCTCCTAAAAAAGAAAAATCGGAACTTAATGACTTTGAGATTCTTCTTAATCTTATATTGGAGATTGTCCGATATCCCAAATATATAGACGAAGCCGAAATAGTTAAATATGCTCCTTATCTTATTGAAATAAAGAAAGTGCTTTTACCCTATCCAGTAACTACCAGCGAAACCGTTCTTGCTGCTTATAAGGTTTTTGATATTCTTAAAGAGTTCTATAAGGGAAAACTTGAAGAGGAAATGAAAGATGAATCCTCTTCCGCAGGAGAAATATCAGGCGTGGAGGTTGAAAGACGCATGGCATCTGACAGCACCGATATTCTTGATAAACTTGACCGTACAATGCCAGACCGTATGGATGATTCCAAAATTGCCGATGCCGTGAAAAAGGACAGAGGTTTACTTGGAGATGTATGTGAGGGTACAGTAGATATGGGAGGAACCAAGGATGCCTTTTTTAAATTCGCACCCTCTTGTGAGGAATGCTATAAAGAAGCACTCTCCAGAGTTAAACGGTATGCTCCGGCAATTTCCAAGGTTATACGCTGCCATTGTAAAGAGTACCAGTATATATACCGTTCCATGAGAAGCGGGATGCTTGATACTTCCAAACTTGCCGAAGCAGTTCAGGGTGTGCCTACTGTATATATCCGACAGGGTGAAGTAAGAACCGATGGTGTGAGTGTAGGCGTTCTTATTGATGAAAGCGGTTCAATGAGTGGTGGAAGAATAGCTGCTGCCCGTGATACTGCCATACTTATTAATGAGGCTTTGGGAGATTCGCCTAAAGTGGAATTGTTCATATACGGGCATTCAGGTGATTCACGTTTTGACGGTGCTACCGAATTGGTAGTTTATCGTGAGAAAAATTTCAAACCAAAATACGCATTAGGTTCTGTAGCTGCACGGTGTGAGAATAGGGATGGTGTTGCCATACTTGAAACCGCTCAACGTATTCGCAAACAAACACAGAACCATGTTTTACTATTTGTTCTTTCAGATGGTGCGCCTAGTGCTTCCAGTTACAGAGGTAGTATGGCTATAAACCATACAAAAGAGTGTGTGGAAAAAGTGGAGAAAATGGATTTCACAGTAATACAGGTTTGTATCAATATGTGTTATGACCCTAAGAGCATGTTCAAACATTGGGTTGTGCTTGAAGATATGAGCACTCTTGCTTTTAATTTGGGGAAAGTAATCAAGAAAGCTACTTTGAGTGCTGCAAAGGTTCATGTTCTATAAATGTTTACTACATTTTGCAGAATAAAAAATATTTGTTATCTTTGAAACATCAAATCGGAGGTTAAAATGATGTTCTCGGAACAGTGTTGGGTTTGTGAGATCACCGATACTGTTCCACTTGGTTCCATAGCTCAGATGGATAGGGCAACGCCCTTTGAAAAATTGGAGCATGTATGTNCGGAACAGTGTTGGGTTTGTGAGATTACCGATACTGTTCCACTTGGTTCCGTAGAGGCTATACGCAGCCCACCTGCAATGGTGAAAACATAGTCCAGACTACAACATTAGTTCTTCTAATGGTTACAGAAATGTAATGTGGTAAGCTAAGGCGTGGGTCAAGTGTTCGAGTCACTTTGGAATCACCAGACTCTCCGATATTTGTAATTTTCCATTCCGTGTCAGGAGCAGTTCAGTAATGGCTGCTCCTTTCCTTTTAACTTTATACGAAATAAAAAATGACTAGAGGTGGTATAGGGAGGTTACTCCGCAAGACTTTTAAAGGTTCTTCCGAAGAGAAACCTTTATCAATTTCTGAAAAGATAAATTCTGCCTGTGTGCATGGTGTTACTGCTACCAGTGCATTTTCTGTTTTGGGAATCCGTAGAAAGATTAAGAAACTTCTCGGAATAACCGAGGACTTCAACCGTGATGTTTTCTTTATGGAGTTCATGGATTTTTATATGACGGTAATGGCTCCGGATAAACGTGCGGAAGGTGTATTTCACCCGTCACAACTATTGGACGGATGCCCACGGCTCATGTACTATGACTTGTCTAGGATTTTTCCCAGTGATGTAAGGGTTTCCACTATTACAGGAGAACTTCAAAGAACATTCGATGTGGGTACATGGTATCATGTGTACATGCAGGCTATATTATATAAAATAGGACTTCTTGAACAGGCAGAAGTTCCAGTTGTAAATAAAGAACGTTACATAAACGGTAAGGCTGACGGTGTGTTTAAGAAATCCGTGTTCGGGGAAAAAGTGGTTTTGGAAATAAAGACCATGAACTCTTTCTTTTATCGAAAGGCTATATTTCGTCCATTTGCCAAACATGAGTTTCAGGCATCCCTGTATGCTAGGGAACTGGGTGCTACCAAGATTCTGTATCTGTACATAAACAAGGATACTTCTGAAATCAAGGATTTCCTCATGCCTGTAAACGAAACGGAACTGGAAAAAGCTGATGCGAAAATGGATTTCATCATTTCATGTGTGAAAACTAAAACACCTCCTACGAGAATTTGTCCGGACACTCATTGCAAAGCTGCCCTGGGTTGTCCTTATACAACATACTGTTTTAAACATTAAATCTCACAAACTATGCCAGTAAGAAAACCTAAAGAGGAATCTTCTCCGTTAGAAAGGTTCCGTAAAGTATTTGCCGAGGTAGAAGCCCCGAAAGGAGGTTTACCTACAATGCCAGTTACCATAGCGGAAACAAGTTCTACCGAATTGGGTAACATGATTGCCAAGTATTCCGCATGGCGTGAATTTACCGAAGACAGACACATGGAAGCATGTGCCGTTTATGCCCAGTGTAAATCTGAATATGACTTGGCATGTGACAAGGCGATGATTTCCGCAGGTGGAAGTACGGTAACTGAAAGAAAAACTTCCGCTAAGATAACTCCCGAAGTGGAGAAACTGAATAAAAAATTACTGGAGGCGGAAATATTCCGTGATTTGCTCGCAGGAAAACTTGAATCATTCAGTAATGTATTAGCAATGCTTAGTAGAGAACTGACACGAAGAGGTGTTGAAAACATGTAAGAGTTATGCTACATAGTCCTAGCAGTTTTCCTTTAGGAAGCTATATAAAAAGTGTATATTCGGGAAGAGTGTATCAGATTACCCATTTTTATAAAAACGGAATGTGTAATCTTTACCAGCCCTATCTAAATTCCAATGAAAACTGGAACGCCTGTAATAATCCCCATTTTGTACGGATAGACGTTCCAGTAGAAATACTAACTATTTTAATGTAATGCCCAAAAGAAGTATCGGTAGGAGAATACGTCCTAAAAAGGAAGTTATCCGTAGTAATAATGTAGTGGTTAGGAAACCAACATCTAAGTCAACATGGAAGTCTTTCGAGAGAGAGGTTGCCAAGCATTTTGGTACTAAGAGAGTTCCATTATCCGGAAGTAACAGTGGACATAATACCAATAGTGACACATTACATCCCAAGTTGTATATTGAATGTAAGGTCAGAGGAAAATCTGCTATATGGACTTTGTTCGAGGATACTAGAAACAAGGCTAAAGTGGAGAAAAAAATTCCCATTATCGCTTTGCGACAAAAAGGAGGTAAAGGATACCTACTGGTTATACGTCCGGAAGATTTGCATAAGATTTCAAAAATACAGCTTGAATCTACAGAAGTAAACGAATAATTGTTATATTTGCATCATTCAAAGTCACGCTGGGTAAAATCGTAGTAATTATGGAAGCAATTAATGAAGTACAGGAAAAAGTCACTACCCTAAGATGCAAATCGTCTACTGATGCCAAGAAACTGGCTGGAAGTATTTATTCTACCTACCAAAGTAATCCCGATAACGATATTATAATAAGGGTTATCGGTGCGGGTGCGCTTAACCAAGCTATTAAAGCTGCAATTATAAGTAACAAGTTCTTTGCTAAAAAGGGAAAGTTGATAGGTGTCCAGCCATTTTTTCAAGATGCGTCTTTGGACACTACCGCCATAGGACTTAAAATATTCTTTTTAAGCATATAATTTTGCAGGTTTTATTTGGAAGAATAAAAGTTTTTAGTACATTTGCACAAGCGGTTTTTACAGCTAATCGCTTTATAAATGAATACTGCTGGACTTTTAAATTTCACTATTATGGGAACAACTAGAGGTGGAGGCGGTGGCGCTGCACGTACTGCACGTACTGCTCGTAGAGGCGGTGGTGGAGGTCGTAGAACTGCCACACGTATAGGCGGTCGTCGTTAAGCCCTCCAAAAGTATTCACAAAAGCCTGCTATTTATATAGTAGGCTTTTTCTATTTAATAAGATTATGAAAAGAGAAAAAGTAGTTTTGTTGTTTACTGGAGGTTTTGAAAGTCTATATAATCTGGATAAACTCTCCAAGACGTATGATATCCATTTGTTCTACGTTGATTACGGACAGGACAATATCGAAAAAGAACTATCCGCAATAAGTTATTATATTGAAATTTATAGAGATTCCGTAAAGAGTTTCCGCAAAGTAACTTACCCGTTACAGTTTGAGCCTATCCGTGATAAGGATGGTAACGTGCATAATGTGGATATTCCCTGCCGGAATCTTTTGTTTCTTTCTATGGCAGGTAATTATGCTACTGCTATGGGAATAAAGAAAGTGGCATACGGTGCTGTGGATTTGGGAAGTTCATGGTTTGACGGTGGTTATCTTTTCTATGAAGAGGCAAGATATTTGTTTGCCAAGTCTTATAAGATTAAACTCCTTGCTCCGGCAATGAATGTGCCGTTTGTAAAACTGGCTAAGAAATTAAGTACGCTAGATTACTCACATCTTACTTTTTGCCCCGATGGGGAAAACGAAAAACGCAATTGCGGAGTATGTGACAAATGCCAGAAAGTAATAACTTCATTACGTAGGGAAAAATGGAGCGCAGAGTTCTTGAAGAAGGTAATGAGTTGAGTAAAAGAAAAGCCACTCTGTTCTTTTCCGCATCATCCGTAGGTGACTATACCACATTACGGGATTTCGGTATAAAGGACACGTTGGTTTCTTACTTCTACTTGAGAAAGTCACTCAAATTTTACCCACCGCAATTGGAGAAACAACATAAGGAAGGTGGTATATTTATGACGGACTCCGGAGCTTTCTCCTTTATGGGTAAAAAAGTGGAGCATAAAATGACTACCGAAGAATACTGGCTTCCTTATTTGGAGGAATACGTGGCTTGGTTGCATGAAAATAAAAAGTTTATATTTGTCGCTGCAAACCTTGACTTGGACATGATTGTAGGTAGGGAAGTTGTTGACCGATGGAATGAAAAATATTTCAAACCGCTCGAAAAGGATATAAACGTAGTATATGTGGTGCATCAGGACGCACAGGGTGACAAGACCGGTCTGTTACGCCTTAAAGAGTATTGCCAGCAACATAACTACGTAGGATGTAACCAGACTATGAAAGATAATGCTGCCGAGATATATCGCATTACAAATGCCTATGGAACAAAAGTACATGGGTTTGCTTGGACCGAAATGAACTTGTTACAAAGGTTTCCTTTCTTTTCCGTGGATTCTGTAACATGGTTGGGGGGTACTCGTTTCGGTACTACTTATAATTACGATGGGAAAAATTTTAGCACCATTGACTATAAACATAAGTATAGGAGAAAGGCTAACCGAATCAAATACGAGGATGCCGGATTAAGTATGGATGATATCCGTGATGAAAAACGTATTCCCATAAATAACATGAATCTGCTTGGGTGGTTGGGATTCCGCAGAGAATTTCTTAAAATCGCCCATTGCAAATTAAAGAATAAACCTGTTTTGTATTACGATAAAACAAGAAGATAATATGGCAACTGACACAATTGAAAAAAGAGCTGAGGCTGTACGTGGTACAGAAGATGCCGACTTGTTGAAAAGACACCTATGTCCTTTCTTTGAGAAAGGGGGATATCCCGACTGCATGACGTGCAGAAAAACAGAGGATAATCTTCTTGACTGCCGGGAGTATTATCTTAAACGGATAAAAACTCTTCCTATGGATATATGGTGTGAGGAGTTTGACAAATTTATTGTCAATACCCGTGACAAGGTATCTGTTGACGAGATTATAGGTGTGGGAATGAACTGTAATTCTTGTTACATCTATGATAAATGCCCTATGTACAGAAAGGATTTTGCCTGTGGTATAGATTGGGGTGACAAGAAACCTACTACACCTGCCGATATGATGGATTTCCTTATTGACATCCAGTATGAGAGAGTACGAAGAGGTTCCGTTATTGAAAAGGTTGACGGTGGTGTTGCCGATGCAGGACTTTCCGGAGAAATTGACCGCCTTAATGACTTGATGGCTGCAAAAGCCGAATTGGGTAGGGAACGCATATCGGTAAATATCGAGGCTAAAGGTGCTGCTGGTGGTACTGCCACTTCTGCCGGCGGTGGTATTCTATCCAAGATATTCGGTGGTGCTCCCAAGGAGATAGAACAACCGCCTACCATTTCCATTCCGGCAAAACCATCCTCACGGGAAGATATAGTTGATGTGGAAGAAATAGTGGAGGAAAAGAAAGCCGAAAAAGTTTCACGTAAACGAAAAAAATAATGAGAAAACCGAAACGCAGATTACATTCTACGAAATATCATAAGAAACCTAGACAGTTATGGAGAACAAACGTACCCAAGAACTCTTCCGCTACTTAGTGGGAAGTTCTATTGAATTTAGAGTTCCCAAAGGTTATGAAAAACCTTTGAAATCCTTAACCGGCACTAAAACCAAAATTTCGGAAAACACACGTCTTGCCGAACTTGCCGGAGGTGTTATATGTGTTTCCCTGCTTGGGGAAATGGCTAACTATTACCGACACCAGACTTATTACCCTATGATAAGGGGAAGTATTGTACTGGGAAGGTACTATGAACGCATAAATGACTATCTGGATACTCCTACCGAAGAGCGTGCCGAAAGGCTTATAGACCTCTTGCGCCATGAGAAACCGAAACTCCGAGATACCATTATAAATGCCATAGGATACTTTTGTGGTATCTATAAAAGTAAGAGAGATATGTTTTCATCTTACCTTAATCGTTCCGAGAAATTATTTATTCTATCATTCTAATTTATTTAATATGAAAATAACTAGTATTTATCCCGGCTATATGGGAGAGGTAAACCGATTTGGAATCGGTATGCCATGTACTTTTGTACGTTTGTCCGGATGCAATCTGAGATGTTACAAGTCAACCAAAGGGTTTTTTTGTGATACTCCGGAAGCACTGAATCCGGATAGTGGTGTTGACATGGATTTGGACAAAATCCTAGACAAGTGTTATGCTTTTGGGCATAATGTAATCTGCCTTACTGGGGGTGAACCGCTACTTAAGACAAGAGAAACACAGATGTTACTTGACATCCTTATTCGTGCAGGATTCTTTATCGTAGTGGAAACTAATGGTTCTGTTTCTTTGAGCGATTATGTTTCTCTGAGAAAAAAACTAAGCAATAATGACAGTACACCTGTAAGCCACATCTCTTTTGTGGTTGACTACAAACTGGGTAGTACAGGGGAAACCGAAAATATGCGCCCCGAAAACTGGATGCTTATGGATGAACACGATTATCTTAAATTTGTCATAGACGATAACTCCGATTATGAACAAATGAAATATTGGATAACCACACATCCCAGATTTAAGGGTAATATAGCTGCCGGACTTATGTGGGGTTCCGCTCTTACTTATGCTCTGCTTATGGAAAAACTACAGGAAGACAACCTGTCTAGTTTTGTAGTGTTGAACATGCAGGCTCATAAGATGGGATGCCTGTATGACAGGGAACGAAAAAAATTAGCTTCATTATATATCCCAAAAGACTTGTAGTTAACAATATTATTTGTATCTTTGAAGCGGAACAGAATTTCGTAGTTGACGTTTCAGAATGTGTAATTTTAAAAGTTTAACGAAATGGCTAAAATTGAAAACTTAACAATCCTCAATCCGGCAGATAAGACACATTTGTATGCTGTTGCGATTGGTAAGGGTGCTCCGGCTGATACTGATGATAGATTGGTTACGGACACTCATGTATTCAAAGTAGGTTCACAGTACACTGACTTGACAGGTAAGAAACTCTACATTCGTGTAGATACCAAAAAGGCTGTTGCTGACTGGGCTGAAATTGGTGCTAGCGCTTAGAACTTTTTTGTTTGCTTGTACGATAGATTCATTTGTAAACTTAACTGGTTTTTTGGAAGAGGAGCTTGAGAAAGTTCCTCTTTTTTTGTGTTCATTCAGATAAATCTGTTATATTTGCATCGGTCAAAGCAAAATCATATATAGCCTATGGATATCCTGCGTAGATTAGTTCGGTTGTATGCTCCGTTTGTCTGTACTATAACAGCCTATATTCACGGATACAAATTCTTGAATGGTTCATTGACGGACAGCTTCGTATATAATTGTTCAATCAATGCAGGATTTTCTGTGATAATGGTTCTCTATGTTATGGCTACTGCTGAGCGTATGTGTATTTGGTATAAGATGAACTTGGGATGCCTGCTAGGAATATGTGCTTGTTCTTTCATTTATAAATACACACCTATAAGCGAGGTTGTGTACTTCTATGCCGTAACGCTTTTGTCCGGCATAGGAATAATTTTCTTTCTCCTTACTCTTATCACTTACAGACTTTTCAAATCCGTATAGGTACAAACATTAATCAGTACAAGGATTACTTCAAGTCCATATTGTTTTATATTGGACAACGAGAACGGTTTGTGGTTCAGATGTGCAATGTACAGAAGTATAATCTCCGTATTCTTATGCAAGCCGAATCTCTCCCTAATATTCCTCAAATGATTATCAACAGTGTGGCGTGAGATACATAACCTGTCGGCAATTTCTTTCTCAGACAAGCCACTGGCTAATAATTTCACTACTCTTAATTCAGCTTCGCTAAAATATGACATATTTACGTCATTGACATTTTGGCTACTACTGCTTTGGCAGAACGTGCTGAGAGAGTTAATCACCAGAATAACCAAACTCCGAACAATCTGGATATTATCCGTATCATCACTAATGCACAAAGTGGAGCTGGTGCAGGCGCAGGTGCTAACGCAAGTGCTTTGGCTCAAGCAGAAGCTTTGGCTTTGTTATTGAACGGTGGTTCCGGAAGAAACGGACAGGTTAATCCTCAACCCGTAGCATTGTACCAACCGGCTATGCCGTGTTGCTGCAACACTGGATGTGGATGCAATCAGTAAAAAATTCGGGAGTTCTCTAAATAGGGGGAACTCCCTTTAACCCGTTTAAAAATGATTTGGAGTAATAATAAAGTGAAGTTGGAAATGCTTAAAGGATTAAGAACAAGTAGTAAGATGTCACTAAAGATGTCCTGTCTGGCTATTGCAAACGGCGACTTGAAAAAGGCTACAGAGATGTATGATTTCTTTGCGAAGGATATGCAGTTGCCAGATACCGACCCAGTGATGCCTACGACTTTCCAACAAATAAAAGAAACTGCTGGAACTATTCTCGGATGGTTCAACGAACATCAGGATGATGTTACAAGAACATTCAACTTTATACAATCCATAAGGAAAGGTGGACCGATTATAAATACCCCGACCACACCTCCAGCGGATATACCTCCATTACCTACTGAATAAAATTTAGAATATTATGCAAGCATTTGAAATGAAATTGTTTATCTACGCTGAAACGGAACAGGAAGTAGAAGAGTGCAGAAAAGCGGTGCACGCATTTATTGAGGAAAAT